TTCTCTAATCTCAACACCAGGAGAATTAATTGTTCGTTTAGCCATGTAATTATTTATGGCTTTTGTAAGTAATTTTTACCCTAAAAGGGTAGTATGTAGCTGAGAATACACAAAAGTAAATGAAGATTCAATTTCGTTACTTTCTCTGTAATTAAAACTTATACCTCCCAGGTCTGTGGGGAAGGCTTTTGTATAATTAAATGCTATTTTTTCTTTATTAAACTCATCTAAACCGTATATCGTTAAATCTGTCTGGTAATCTTTAAATACATCGTCTTGTATAAGCTCGTCTTTATCAAAAGTACCGGATTTTTGATCGTGTAGTAAGTTTATCCACTTATATATAACCCAATAGTTGTTATATTCATTATCTATAGTGAAATTTACAGTTACTGGTGGGTATGAATTTTTACTGTGAGTTGAGTTGTAAAGTGTGTTACCAGCGTATCTAATCTCAAGAGCCGGTACTGTAATACCAGGTACTACCGTACCATATATTGAAAACTGCATAGAATCCTGATATACAGTGGAGTTTTGACGTTCTGACGATTTGTTTATCTTTTTAAGAGCATTAGGTAATTGAAACACAAGCCGAAACTTATCAACTCTCGATTTATTTAAAACTGACTGTTTATAAGCGCTCATATTATGAATAAGGAACCCATCCCTCCTGCATAAGAAAGTCTATTTCAGCATTTTGACTGGACTCACCCATACCAAATACTATAGGAGTTATGTATGTATTATTTAGTCCGACTACTTCAAAATCACTATATATAGAGGTAGGATCTTCAAACATAGCTACTCCAAAGTCCATAGGTTCTATAAAGCTAGGTTTTCCATGATCATCTAACTCTACTATCTCAAAGTATCTTTCAGTTAATTCTTTTTCTAATATAAACAAGCTATACATTAAAGACATTACTCTATCATCATGATACCCTCCTTTTGCCTTCCAAGTACCGTTAGGATATCTTACAAAGTCTTTTAATTCTTTTAGTGTATCTATGTCTCTTATAGTAACAGATCGCATTTCATTTATAAAATACCTCATGTTCATTACACCTTTATATTTGGTATTAGTATGAGCTATCATACCCATTTGAGGTTTTGCTCTATTAGCTACTTTAGCGCCATAGGATACTACCTTCTCATATCCCATATCAAACGCTAATCTATCAACTACCTGCGCTCCGCAATTATTTCTCTCTATTAAGGCTAAAGGTGATCCCCAGTTCTTAAGTATGGTGTGTACTTTATTAGCAAACTCTAAAGGTGGTATATGTCTATTATGATAAGTAGCAACCTGCTTAATATCTCTCAAATCAGTTATATCTAAAATTTGAATAACAGATGCATCTACACCCACCCCTTCAGATATATCAACTCCTGCAACATACACTCTAGAAGAGTCTGGTTCCTCCCATATTCTATAGTTTCCTTCATCTAGTAGTATCTTAGGCTCGGTACACTGCTGAGACATTTCTGCGAAAAGAGCTTCATCAATAGACGATTCACCTGAAGATAAGAATTGACATTCAAATTCCTGAAGCCATGCTTCAATAGATCCAATAGCTTGTCTAGTGTTAGCAGCCCATTTTTCATCTCTACCTGGTACCTCATCCCATTTAATCTTATCATATGCCCATCCATTCTCTCCTTTTTCTGCGCCATCATATAACTTATAAAATAAGTTATCTGTACCATTAGAAGTAGAACAAACAAACACTTTAGATTTTTTAGATGAAGTAATAATAGGAAAAACTGATTTCCAAAACTCTTCAACTAAATGAGGTTCGATAAAGGCCATCTCATCAATTACTAAGCAATTAACGGATTGACCACGAGCAGCCGTACCGGTTGTAGTTGTAATACCTATTCTACTACCATTATCTAGTGTCATTGAAGTCTTACCATACTCCTTAACACCAGGCTTTAACCATACTGGAAGCTCTTCGAACGCTAGCCGTACTCTTTGGAAGATTTCAATAGCTGTTGCTTCTTTGTTAGCTACTAGAAGAATTCTTTGATCATCCAAGAAACAAGCTTGCCATAAAATGTAGATGGTCATCATGGTAGACTTGCCGATCTGTCTAGATGCTAGAAGAATAAAGAATCTATTGTCTCTCATTTTCCTAATAGCACGCTTTTGGCAGGGATGCATCTTAATTTTTTCTCTACCTCTATCTAGGTTAATAATATAAAAGAAATTTTCTGCAAAATATAATATATTATCTTTAGCTTTTTGAAGCTCTTTTACCATCCATGGCTCGTAAGCTATTACTGCACCAGCTGCTGGAAGATTAGGATTTCCTAAATAAAACTCAGTTTTGTCGGATTTTTTAGACATATTCTATAAATATATATATGTCAAAACAAAACGACTTCGCAAGTATTGGGCAAGTTTATGGAGGAATGTTAAATAGCATAAAACATAAACTAGTATATGAAGGTAAAACTGGTGAAATAGGAGAAGTTCCACTTTTAAAGGGTGGACCTCAGGAAACAGCGGGTTATGTGCCTTCTAAAATAGATAGAAAGAAGATGTCAGATAAAGAACTTAAAGATAATCTTTATAATATCAAAAATCTATCTCAACCCGAAAACTTAGAAGAAGATGAAGAGACTGAAAAGCCTAAAAAAGGAATGTTTACTAAAGTTAAAAAAGAAGCTAAAAAAGCTGGATACGGTGAAAAAGCCGCGTCAAAAATTGCAGGAGCTGCTAAAGCTAAGAAAGCAGGCACTTATAAAGGTGAAGAAGATGAAGAAACTATAAAAGAAAGTAGAAAAATTGCTAAGGCTAGCATAAATAATTTTATGAGAAAGAAATCAATCTTTGATAAACTGTATGAAAACGTAATGGGTCAGCCAGACGGAGGCAATCCTATGGGTTCTGAAATGGAAGATGCTAATGAGCTCGACGCTCTTGGTATCGAGGGTGAAAGTGAAGGAATGGAAGAAACTGGTGAAGAAGTTACTTTCACACTTGATCGCGAAACTGCTCAAAAGCTTATTGACGTTCTTCAAGCTGCTATCGGCGGTGAAGAAGAGGGCGGCTTTGGTGACGAAGAAGGCGACACTGAGTTAGAAGGTGATATGGAAGAAGATAAGCCAGAAGAAGCAGAAGAAGGTTTCTGGGACGAAGACGAAGAAGATCTTGGAGCAGATAATTTCACTAAGGAAGTTAACTACGGTAAAAACAACAAAGTTGGTAATCTCAAAACACAATCAGGCGGTGCTACATCAGCTTATACTGATAAAGTAGGTTCAGATGGCGATCATGGTCACGCTCTTGTAAATGCTAAGCAGCCTAACATGGGTAAGAGCAATAAGGTTGGTTCGCTTAAGACAGGCAAATCAATGTTCGAACAATAATTCTTAAATTATAACTTTAACCCGGTAGCTCTTGAGGCTACCGGGTTTTTTATGTAAAAATATATTAAAGAGAGAGAGCAAACCTAAATATATACATGGGTATACAGACACAAGGATTACTTCGTGATAAAAACTTTGGTGATATAATCAATCCGACAATAGCTTTAAATAATTTATTAACAACGCTAGCAAGTGGAGCTGTATATTTAAAGGAGGATTTAGATTTTCTTGAAAATATATCACAAATTGAACAGTCGGACACTGACACTATTCTCGGAAACCAACAATTTATATCTTTAGACTCTCAGTTAGTAAAATTACTAAACATTGTAAAATTAAACGAGAATTCGGAAATAATAAGACCAGTATCTACCCTTAAAAATAGATTCGATTCTTTAAATTTAATAATAGGTGAGCCAAGATTTCAAGGTGGTAATGGATTAACTAGAAGAACTTATGAATGGGGTAGTGTTTATCCTTCTATTACTAGCCTACCAGTAGAGTTTGATAGTAGTGTTTTTATGGACGGTCCTTTACCTGTTGATACAGATATTTTTTGGGGTAGAGGCAGCATTAGTTTTAAGACAACATTAATGTCTCAAAATATTAATAAAATAGAAGGTATACAGACATTTACTGGATTTTTAAAGCCATATCAATCTGGAGTGCATACGTTTAGAATAACAAGCGGATCAAATGGTGGTGTAATAATTGAATTAACTAATGAAAATGGGCAGTCTATGCTGTCCTCTCCTATATATTACCAACCTAATTTTGATGAACGACAAGGTCTTACTAGAACAACACTACCTCTTGAAAAATTTAAATTTTATAACATTAAGATTTATTTTCTTAGAAGTCCAGAAACTGTAAAGAGAGATTTAAAGCATCAATCAGAAATTTCTTTCGAACAACCTGTGATATTCAATTCCAATGGAGTTTTTTACTACGATTTTCTGTACGATGAAGATTATTTAAATAATTTAAAGGGTAGATTAGGTAATTTTTATGATAATAAATTACCTATCATGGGCACTAATTTTCATAGCTATAAAAATAACGTTGAGCAGTTTTCTATAGGTGGAGGAGAACCTGCTTCTTATAAAGCAATGCTTACTACAGGTGCTTTAACTATTAACTACACTCCGCCAAAACTATATAGTACTACTGTTATAGCTAAAACTGGCAATCTAGCTGCTAATAGGAATTATATTACTGGTATAAATGATACCAGTAATATACAGGTTGGTAACCTGGTGTTAGACGGTTCTAAAACTCTTTCTTCTTTTACATACGTACAAGAAATTATAAATGAGAGTTCTGTATTTTTAACTAAGGATAGCCCGGCGTCTATATTAGCTGAGACTTTATATTTCGTTAAGCATAAGGGACTTAAGGGCTATACGCAGGATTATAACATTAGCACTAACACCTCACTATCTGTATTTAAAGGAGTTACTAAATACAAAGGTGATCCCTATAAACCCAGAGATGTTGTTTTACACAATAGTCTTACAGTGGGTGGCTTTACATCTGTCTCAGCGATCTCTTCTGATGGTAGTATAATTGTAACTCGTCCGTTCCTAAATACACTAACTACCAACCAGCCTCTCGTTTTTTATTATAGAGGGGGTATTGATAATATCTCCCTAGATGGTTATTGTACAGGAGGAAACGTACTACAGTTAGTTACCGCGAAAACCACAGCTACTTCAAATGCTGGTACTAATATATTAACTATAGATCCTAATAGTATATTTGATTATGAAAGCAACAGGGTATCTATATCATATCTAGCCACAATTAACGCTGCAATTAGCGCATACCAGGTGAATTACGATGCTGCAATTCCTAATAATACTGGTATAACTAATGCTTCATCCCTACTAAATACAATTACACTATCTAAAAACTTAACGCAGGCTATAAAGTCTGGTACTGCATTAAACATAAGTCTTTCAACCCCTAGCAGACCACCCGGCAATACTCCTCGCTATGAGTGCTTTCCTCCAGGTGAAACAGTCACGCCTTTTATAGGTACAACACAAGGTTTAGCAACACCCGCTATGTCTGGGGTCGATATTGAAAATAGAACTGCAACATTTAACAGATTCACCTTTATAGATAGTGATACAGTCACTAATACTAATGCCATACCTAATGGAACTACTTCTAACATTAACGCATTACTTACCGTGAAGGATATTAATGATTTAACGCTTTTCTTAATAGCTTCTACAGGTAATGTTAACTCAACCACTACAACCACTACTACAACTACAATACCACCCTGGGTACAGGTTACACCTACAATCACCGGTCCTGTTGGGTCTAACAGATTTGGGTGGAGCACTGCTATAAACGGTAATGCTGGTACAGGTGATGAATATTTAATAATTGGCGCACCAAAAGATGATGAGACTATTAGTTCTATTAACTATTCTGATGTCGGTAGAGTAGAAGTCTACAAGCGTGTAGGGTCGTCGTGGACTACCGTTGATACGGTAGTTGATGTTAATACAAACGCTCAGAGAGGCTTTAGTGTAAAGCTTAATGATACGGGGCTAGTATCTGTAGTAGGAGCTCCCGGTAGGTATAATCTTGCAGGAGCTGCTTCGACTATTGTAGGTCATGGTGGTGTAACAGTTAGATCAAGTACTAACAACGGAACGAGTTATTCAACTCTAACAGTAATAAATGATACGACTGCTGTAGCTGGAGGTACGACTTTTGATACTTCAAATAAATTTGGTTGGAGTGTATGTATAAATGGTGCAGGCTCAAGAATAGCGGTAGGTGCTCCTGGAGTAGATATAACCCCTAATACTAACATAGGTAGAGTGCGGGCATACGCTACTACTAATAGTGGCGTTTCCTGGTCTCAATTAGGTAATGATATTGTAGGTGAGAGTGCTAATGACGAGTGTGGTTATAGTGTAGCTATGAATACAGCAGGTGATATCTTAGCTGCAACTTCTCTTTATAAAGTTGATAATAATCTTTATGGTAGAGTACGTGTGTTTCAACATAATGGTGGATCGCCAGGTACTTGGTCTCGTATAGCTAATTCAATAGACGGGCCATTTCCAGGTTATTTGTTCGGAAACAGTATTGCTCTCAATTCTGCTGGTGATATTATAGTAATAGGTGCTCCTAATGCATTTGCAAATAGTCCTGATCCTGGTATTGTTAGAGTATATAAATATAGCTCGATATTAAATTCTTGGGTTCAATATGGTCAAGATATAATCGGTACTGGAGCTAGTTCTAATCAATTCGGTGATAGTGTTTCAATTAATAGCACTGGAGATAGTATAGTTGTAGGTGCTGCGACTACTACAGAAAAAGGTCAAGTGAAAATATATATATACAACTCACTAACTCAATCATGGGACCAGCTATCAAATTCGATAGAAGGTGACATTGTACCTACCGTAGGAGATGGTACCGGGTATAGCGTATCTATTAATAATACCGGTAACAGAGTATTGCTAGGTTCACCATTTACCACTGACAGTGGTTCACCAGAACAGGGAGTCGTCAGGGTCTATTCAATAGCAATATAATTAATTTTGCGAGCTAGCTAACAAATAGTAGGTGGTGGTAAATCCATCATTACCTACTATTGATACAGGTATTTTACGTGTAAACGTAATTGTAGTAGGTGTTATAGTTTGAACTGTAGCGTTTTCTAAGAATATATTTTTTTCGAATGCTAGACTACCGACGTTAATGTTCTTATTAGTGCTTAGAGAATTAGTTGTTGATACCCACGGTGAATCGAAGGTAGAAAATATTCTAACTCCGGTTAAACTAGTAGATGTAGGATCTAAAATATAGAGAGAAGGAGCTCTATTATCCGTACTTATAGACCCATTATTCAAAACACCTGGATCTGCTACTCTTAAAACACCTTCAATATTAATACCTTTGCTATTAATATTATCTTTTGTTGTATCAATTTTTTCGTTTAAAACATTCGATGTAAAGTCTACTTGTTGTTCTAATTCTGTTAAAGCTTCATCTACTGTGTCGTAGCTTATAAGACTGTAAAACCTTCTACTTGCATCATAACTAATACCATCTCCAGAATTAGGATCAGCATCAAAATAATCTACTGCTTCTGGTAAGAAAATATTTCTAAAATCTCTCTTAGTGACTTCGTTAGATCTCAAAAAATCAATAGCGCACAGTGAATTAACAGATGATAAATTAATTTTTTCACCACCCTCATTTAAAGATAACCCAAAACAGAATTGGTTGCTGGAGTTAAAACTATTATCTACTATATAAAGATCAACAGTGTTAGTGCTTAGTATAGGGGTAGTAGATGTTGAAAGTGGGTAGTAAATAGCTGTGATCTTATCTCCGTTATAAAAGTTATTTGTAACATCTTGACCTAAAACGAACCGGTTTCCAGTTATTGTAGCGCTGTTTTGTTTAATAAGAGTATATTGTGTATTATCTAATATGATCGCTGTTAGTTGTTTACTTAGAACCAGCTCAGTAACCGGTAATCCTAAACTATTGTTTTCATTACCATAAACATCAACTCTTTCTATTTTAGTACTAGGTTGAATACCATATCCTGCTATGATATCTCCTACATAAATATTTAAATTAACTAGTTCTAAATCAACATCCTGCGATTTGGGAATCTCTAACCTATAACTACCACTTGTACCGCCAAAACTACTTAACTGCAAACTAAAATTATTAGGTATAAAGGTAAAAATTGAAACATTTCTTTTATTGGAAGTGAAAACCTTAAAGTCATCACTACTAAATGGTTCAGCTGCCCCTATACATAAATTATCTAAAGACGTTACTGCGTCCCTTACCTCAGATAAATCTTTTAATAATTCTAACCCTCGTCTGCTCATAAATAATATTTATGCTGTGCCTCCACCAGCCGCTTGTTTTACCAATCCGAAAAACTTATAATTACCAGACTTCTCCATAAATGTTATTTGATCTATTGTAAGACTCGATGTTATGATAAAAGGGTTGCTATCAGAAGCTAAGTAAACAGTAACATTTCTATTATTTCTTCTAGAGAAGTTATTAAACATTAAGTATAGGCTATCGATAATTAATTCTATTTGCGACAGTGGTAGTGTATTGACACCGTTCTCTACATTATTGAGAAGATTAATATTTTTTACTTTGGTTAATCTATTAAAAGCTCCTGGTGTAAAGAGTGAAAATCTATTGTTATTAAGTAAAAGAGTTTGTAGATTAGGTGTATTGGAAAAGTCTGGTATAGCTCCAACCATACTATTTTTAGAAAGGTTTAAGGTTCGTAAATTAGGTACTTTATCTATATCCACTAATCCGTTAAGCTGATTAGACTCAAAGTCAATATTTATTACTCTAGTAAAAGGAGCCTCTCCATCAAATAGTTTACTTAAGCTTAGGATACCTGAAACGTCTCCTATAGTTCTGGTAGCCTCTCCTTGATTTATTTGATTATATGGAAAATAAACGGTCTCGAGAGTATTTTTACAGTCTCTAGAAATAGTAGAAATGCCTGTAAATGCATTAACATGCATTAGAAGATCTCTCAGTTTAGAGCATCCTGTAAAGTTTGGTGTATCACCTGTAGTTCTGTATGTTACGTAGTGGAAATAAATAAGTTGCGGAAAGTTATCGAACGTACCTGGTTGTAAAGGTCTTGTAAAATAATCATTACCTGGATTTGACCGCTGATTATCAGATAATACATTCCATAACCCGAAGACCTCGAGAGTGTTTCTACAGCCATCAAATGTACCCTCGTAAAATGAGTAATCTTCTGTTACACCCGCTGGTTTAACTGCGGCAGATAGATTACAATAACCTAAATCTAGTTGTTTTAGTTTCGGGTTTGTTATTATAGGCACTCTACCTACTAACACAGTATAACTAAACACCAATCTCTCGAGATTGTCACAGTTCGCAAACTTATAACCACCTTCTTTGGTAATTAAAGAGAACTCTGAGTTTATAGCTTCAAGTGGGTGTTGATTTACTCCCCATACATAATTTCTCGCAGCAGAATTAAAAAGTACCTCTCTAAGGTTTTGCTTACCTGTTAAATTAGGAACAGGTACGAACGTAACATCTGCATTAAATATCTCTAGAGCATTAGAGTAATTATCTCCATTTAAATAAGCAGCGCTAGTCTGTGGAGTTAGACAAAGATCTCTATTACCACTTATTAAAAATTGTGATATTTTATTATCTGCAAAGTTTCTAAACAATCCTCTCACTGGAAACTCAGTAAAATTGTTGTTTTGAATGTTATAAATAACACAGCTAGAAGAAACAGAAGGCGTTATACCTGAAAAGAATGACCCGGTATCTCTCCTTAGATTTAATTGTGTAAGAGGTAAATATTTTTCAATAACTGATATAGGCTCTCCATTTTCTATAATTGTCTGTATTTGACCGTTAACCGTATTACCAGCAACCAGAGTACTAACACGAGGTAACCTTTGTACGAACTTTTCTGTAAATGCTTGTAAGTTTAAATCGTTAGATTTGTGTAGGTCATTATTAGATATATCTAAAAATGTAAGCTGAGGCGCAAATCCAGATATATTTGGTAGCTCTGTATAATAATTTCTAGATATATTAAGAGATCTTAATGAGGTTAAACGTGTTGCTGGTAGATCAGATAATCCAAGTCTGTTTATATTCAGTGTAGTAAGAACTCTAGGATCGCAATAAATTTCAATAGTTCTAGGTCTCAAGTTAGGAGTTACACCAGCTATAGTTGCTTCACTACCAGACCAGTTGAGATCACGAAATAATCTCATTTCATTCTTACTATCTGTAAGATATATTCTGCTACTCACACGTACGCTTGTATTAGATACTCCTACTCTTACATCATACGTTCTAAAGTTGCCGTTAAAAACTAAAGGAATGTCTTTCATAGCAAACAAAACATATTCTTTACCGTTTATGTTAGTTTTTATTGTATGGGTTGCTATCTCTGAACTTTCAAATACTTTAGGTTCTGAAGAGGTATTAAACTTTAAGGTACCTGCACTCAATCTACCACCATTAGTAATTCTTAACTCAGCTCCATAATTTAAATTTTCACCAAATCCCGACCAGGATGATGCTCTACTTGTCGAAATATCTATTGGAGTAAATAAATCTCTAGTTGAATCGTAAGAGTCTAAAGAATAATACCTAATAGTAGAAGACCCCATAGCACCATTTAAAGTAACATTACTATTAATGTTTTTAAGATCAATTCCAGTATTTAAAATCTCCGGATGTTTAATTATATCTGTATTGTACCTAGATAACTTACGTTGTATTGGCTCGTCAAGGTTACTAATAATTTGAAACCCGTCACGTCCTATGTATTCGTTTATATTACCAATACTAGCTAGGTCTGTTGGTTCTAACCCTAAACTCCTCAAAGCATTGTCTTTATCAGGTAAATCTGATAAATTATTTCCTAATGCTAATCCGTATATTACTGGTGTTTGAAAAGCTCCCATATTATTGTTCAGATATATTTAATGTTACTTGCATTTGATTGTTAGCTAAATTCTCATTCTGACCTGTTACAAAGATAGCATCTAAACCGTAAATATCTTGAGTAACTATAGTTTTACTCAAACCAAACACACTATCCAAATCTATTTTTTTAGTTTCACCTTGGCCTACGTAATAAGAGGCTTTGGTAGCGGTTACAGATTCTCTTAGTCTTCTATTACCTTGCGTATCATAGCTAGATGCATCGAGTCTATTTTTACTTACGAAGTTTTCTGGGAAATATGTGTTTAGTTGAGTGTTGTTTTTAGCCTTTCCACCTACGGTATCAATTACCGCTCCTGCATTAACAAGCCAATAAGGTGAGGTTACTTGTTGGGTATTGCCAAAGCTCTCTTTAATAGTTATACTATTAATTTTAGACCTATCGTACATTTTTATTACAAGATATAGAGGATAAGGGTTAAAATTGAATATTTTATCCTTGTAATTAGGACCAACATATTGAAATCTTTTATGAAGGATTCCATCACCTGTTGGGTAGGTCAATCTTATGAAAGAAAGATTTAATGTAAAATTAGTGTATATTGTAGATGCAGTTACTTCTATATAATAATAATCTTCTGCTTGGAAAGTAAATTTTGTAGGGGATGATGTAAATTTGGTTCCGGTCGGAGAGCCATTTATACCTACCTCACCACCAATAAAGTCCATTTGCAGGCCTTCGAGTTTATTATCTTTTGTTAATATATAAATATTTCCTGGTACTACACTTGACGCGGGTCTAAGATAGTCGTCAATTAACTGCTGACCTGTTTTATAGTCGCAACTTTCTATATTAATAGTATCTGGTAGAGTTATGCTTATTCTACTACATCTACCGCCTCCATCACTATAATTTATAGCAGGTATTTCGCGATCTATAATAAGTCTCTCATTATATCCGTAAACAACCTCAAACGCATCGAAGTTCTGAGGCATATGTACAGCATCTGGCATATATTCAATAAACAGATAGTCTCTATCCTCTAAATCTTTATATGTACCGTTATAATCAAATTTTATCTCACCGTCAATTAAAGCAGGCTTTTTGGTTGTTACACCTATTAAGAAATCTGCGACATGAGTTGAATCGTATCTAACAGTATGCGGTATTAAAAATTGAATATCAGTATTAATTCCATAAATGGGGTGATCTGATGCAGCAACTGCATTATTTAAGCTTGATACAACTGCCTCTCTAGGATAATACACTACCTCACCACCCGTTGATGTTTTATCAGTGTAATAATCATGACTAATGATCTTAATAGAAGATGTATCATTTGCAAATAATCCCAGACCACCACTTATAGCTGCATTTTGAGAATCATTAATGTTCCAATTGAATTCAGTCTCACCTCTAAATAATTTATATTCTTCTTGAGATTCTTGGGTTATTTTTTCTTTAATATAAGGAATTCTCAACTTGTATAAGTTACATGCACTATAATATTCTTTACCATTTACCGTATCTACTAAAATTTGATTTTTATCCGAGGCAGAAGTAATAGTCTGCATATCCGTGTACATCCCATATAACCCGTCTACAAATATTTTGTTTAAGTGATTATCTACTGTAAAAAGTTGATTGTAGAGCTGTATCTCTAAACTACTCAGTTTAGGTACTGGAGAAGCTGGAAACACTCCAGTTGAAGAGCTTACATCGAAAGTTAGCGTGTTATTTTCATTAATAACTATATTATCTATTTTATAAACAGGATCTGTTAAATCATCAAAGTCTTGAGCATCAGAAACGTCGTAAAACTTAAATATATCACCCTGCTTAAACTTATAAGGTAGATTTTCAGCTGTAACAGTGACTGCTGCCGTGCTGTAATCTATTCCGGAAAGAGCGTATAAATATTTTGTTCTTATTCTCGGAGATGAATCTAAATTATCGTAATAAAATGTAATTTTATTTGATATGTCATCTTTAGCAGTTAATCCCTGATCGTAAGTATATCCAAAACCAGGACACGCTCTACAAGTTACTATATCTACTTTAGCAAGATCATTAGTAGAAGTTACAGTTAAGCTAGTAGGTATAATTACTTTTTTATTAGCTTTCTTAAACCCTTGCTCATTTTGTATTGATTCTTTTGGGTGAACTCCTACTAATATACTTCTATTAACATTATCTGTATTCTTTACGGCTCCTGTAATACTAGCTTGCGTGTTAGATCCTTCATCACCTCCGTCTATATAATATGAAGCCCCGTATTTGTATAAGAACTGAGGATATTTTAAATTTTTAGGGTCTCTTATTTTTATAAAGTATCTAAACTTAAAGAACGGATCCTCCAAGCATACCTTACCCATTTTATTTTCAATAATTAATCTGTTTACAAGTACCCATCTACATTCACCGCTACCTACAGGTATATAAGCATAAAAATTAGCTCCTATAGCTCCATACCAGGAGAACTCTATCTTATACATTGTTACCTGTTTTGATGTAAGTAGATACTTTGAAGGTCCATTACCATCAAGCGAATCTACGTTCCATAAATTTCTTGGTATTACTAACTCGTAAAGATCTCTTACAAGTCCAGTAGTAGGGTCTGTGAAAGTGGTAGATGTTTGATCATTTTTAGTCAAACCGTAAGTTTCTATTACTTCCTCAGGAAGAGGAATAGTAGATCTTCTTACTATATTAATACTTGATCCTCTTATCTGAAACAAATATTGATCAGTCGGATTGTGAGTGCCCCACTCTACGATATTATTTTCAGATCCTGAGTCAGAAGAGGCTTTGATACCAAAGGTAAATCCAGATATTCTTCCAGGCTGATATCTAAAGGCTCTTTTAGATTGTAATAAAACTTCATTCTGATACTCGTGTTCAACAGGGTGAATATATCCTGGTTGTGAGTCTCCAAACGGGTCATCTCCTGTCCCGTACTTACCGGTGAGATCTCTTAATTGCTGCGTTGTAAAAGGCAGCCCTGTAGTTATGTCAATAAGAGCATTAGCGTTTATATCAATAAAGGTATTGGTCCATATATCTATTAATAAAAACCCTTCATCCCGCGGAACTCCATCTATAATTATTTGATTGTCATAGAACCTATTTGTAACGTTACCATTGATATCCTTAAAATTTATTCTACCTATTTTAACCTTACTCTTATCTAGAAAGTTATTAGCAAACCCGGGACCGTATTGCGGCTTACCTTTAAAATAGTCGTATAGGTTGTTACCTAATCCTATAAAGGTCTTAAATTTAACAAACTGATTATTTATTGTAAGATGATTTGGTGGAGCCCATGGGTATTTATAAGGTGGTGGAAAGCAGGTTAACTCTAAAGCTTGCTGTATAGGAGCTTCTCTAAAAGCGGATGGGTAGTGATCATCATTACTTAAAGTCTTTCTACGCTCCCATTCATCTAAACTACCTGTTCTCTCCCCTGTTTTATACTCCCAGGTATCATCATCGTAACCTAAAACTGATACATCCGAAAATAAACCTAACTGACTTTCACTTTTAGGTACCCCTAGAAGCGAAGTACTTACTTCAGACGTCTCTGGGAAAACTTCCCTAATCTTAACAACTCCTGTTCCTAAAACTGCACTAGTTGATTTATCAGCTCCTGCAAGAGATCTTACAGGTACTTTAGTTAGAGATACTAGAGGGTTAAGATTTTCATCAATAAGGGTATCCCCAGTTACAATATCTGCTAGTTGCTGATAGTCTGAAATACTCGGTACAGGTCTTTTATCTAAGCCTATTTTTCCTTTTTTAACTCTGTTTATGAATATATTAAATAGTATATCCTCTCCACTCTGAATGCTTTTTTGCAACTGACAAGAAAGGTCAATCTTAATAGAATTGCTCGACTCTGTTACTTTAGTTATTGATGTCGAGTCAGGTATAATATCATTACCTAGAGAAGATACTAGAACTCCAGGTTTTAAGATATTACTAACGCTGACTATCTCTCCAGTTACTTTATCTACTGACTGAGTACTAATACTCAATGATGAAGCACCCTGGATTGCTGTTGTGTTCAGGCTAAAAATATACTGAGGCATATATTATAATTTATTGTTCTTCCCAAGTTAAGCTACACGCTATTTGAGGAGCGTCTGTACCTAGAGTTGTTTTAACCGCTAAGTATAAGTTATCAGGTATATCTGTAAGTGGGTATGAGATATAATCTTTGTTGTAGTCGAAGTAAGAAATAAGATCATATATTTCACTTCCATTTGCTAAGAAGAAGTTGCTAAGTTCTATTCCTGTTTTAGGTATCGGACGCCTATTTGTCAGATCAATTAAAACGGAGCTTAATCTCTCTATTTCCTCTTTATTAGTGTTAATATTAACTGCATTTGATATTACATTACCTTGACTATCGTAATTTCTCGCTAGTAAGAATTCATTCTCGGGTACTAGATATACATTTCCGGAGTAGCTTTCTTTAGGTGTAAACTCGTATGTAGAGTTGTTTCTTCTCAACATACCAAATAATGTAAAGTGATTTGCTGGAATGTTGGTCTCGGTACTATGAACTCTAAACCAACCATACACTTGTTTACCTTCTGCTATATCTGCACCAGCAGTTGAAGACAGTCCTGGAGATATATTTGTTGTAAGCCCTGCTGGGTTAAGTCTTCTAGATGAAACAGGAACTGCAATAGTAGTATTAGCCTTTATAGTCTTAGTCCAGTCATATACATCATCTGTTTGGAATGTGCAGTTTTTTAGCAATCTTAGAGATACAATCGAACTGCTGTTTATTAATCCAGTAGCTAGTTTTGTAGGGTATACCTGAACTCTGTTACGTACCTTGAACCCTGTTGATGTGGTTATATCAGTTTTTGATGTAATACCGTAAACTATCTGAGGTGAATCAACTACAAATTTTATCTGGTCTCTTGAAGTACCTATCGGTACACTTCTACTTAAATAAACTCTACTACTCAACGGACTTGTACCAGCCATTGTCTCTATGAAGGTTACCTTAGTATTGTTGCTAGCTATATTACCACTACTCAAAGTAGAGTACATAAACAAGTCGTTTATTTTATCTGATGGCATTACCAAATAAGGACCTCTAGCTCCATCAACAGATGCATTTGCACTTAGGGTATTTGCAGTTAAAGTAAAGCTTGAAGTACTTACAGGTGTAGCATCATCTTGAGCGTAATTATAGAGTCTAACTGTTCCTCTATCACCACCATCAATATAATAAGAAGCACCATATTTTGTAATGAATTCAGATGATGATTTTCCTCCTATATATTCTTGTCTCGTAGCATTTTTAACACCGTAGGCTTTTTCTGCTCCACCTCCATATACATTATATGTAATAGGTAGAGTGGCGTTACCTAAAGATGCAACTTTCAGCTGGTTAGACGCTCTTAAATGGTGAATTCTAACCCATCTTGCTTCATTGTTTGAAATTGGAACATAAGCTAAGAATAAAGCGCCTACAGCACCATACCATGAGAATTCAATTTTATTCATGGTAACCTTACTGAAATCCATATTCCATACTGAATCTCTATTAAGCACTCTTTCTCCAGTTTCGTCAAATACTGATCCTCCTGGATACTTTACAACATCATTTCCTGAACCGTCTGCTGCTCTAACTACATCAGAATAAACTACCGATCTACCTGCTGAAACGTCGAGGAAGTCAGCTGAGAATCTTGATCTTGGAATTCTGTATTCATACACTCCATAAAATTGAGGTTTAACATTATCTAAAATCCATCTACGCCATCCATCAACTACTCCAGAAGCTTGTGCATTAGTATTACTATAACTAAAGCATTTTGTACCATCATTGACTAGATCTATTTGTGCTTTAAATGACGCTATTGTATTGTTAGCATCTATAGCTGTATTGATAGCTCCTTGTGGACCATCATCATTTGAGAATGTCTGTCTTTGACCTGTAGATGTTAATCCATAATCTCTCTTTAGAGGGAACATTATATCAGCTGCAGTATATGATCCTGACTTATATAGTGCTTCAGGAAATATAAACGGTACTGGCGTTTTAAGATAATTTTTCGTTACACTACCATTAGTAACAGTTGCAGGTACTATATTAGTATCTAAACGATTAAGTGTTTTTAAGGTAACAATATCGTTAGTGCCGTTATTATATATACTTTCGACCTTAAAGATATAAGTTTTGAGTAAAGTTGTATCTATAATATTTGTACCGTCTAAATCTCTATCGTATCTAACTAATTGACCTAATTTAAGGCCTGAGTTACCTTGAAGCGTAAACACTCCTGCTGTAGTACAACCTATTATATTAATTGTTGTAGGGTCTTTAAGTAAAGAGTTGTCATACATTGCTGCATGAGTCATTAATAGACCGTCTCTAACTACTACCAGGTCACCAGCATTTGAAAACTCTAACTTATATAATGTATTGTTATTAGGAAGTGAATTATTCAAATAAACCTTTATAGTCGATCCAGCGTTGATCACTTGCTGTATAGCGGTACTTACCGGGAAATTGTAATTACCGCCAGATAGATACGGTACCATATTTTTAGTAATGTTTGTCGCGCCACCATTACTAATATCCGATACTTTTATTGTTAAAATAGCTCCATCTACTGTAGCAGAAGCTGCTTTAATTGTTGTAGATGAGGCAGTACCTGTACCTACTATACCATAATCTTCGCTTTGATTTCCATCACCACTACCGTAAGTAGTTAGGGGTCTTTTAATTAATGATTGGGTTCTACGAACTACAGCAAACTGGTCACCTATACCAGTACCTCTAGTCTCCCAATAATAACCGTCGTAATTATCAAAAATTCCATATTTTCTAATAGGTGGATTTCTTAATTCGTGATCTGGAATAGTAGGTGTAGATGCTAAAGCAGGTACGTTGGAGTTATCTGAAACAGATGATTTTACACCAAAAGTAGCAGCTGAAACACGACCTGGCTGATATCTAAAAAATCTCTTCGAAGTTAAAACTGTAGATTTGTTAGCAGGAGCTTCAATTAACGCTCCAGACTCTTCTGGAATGTGAGTTAATCCCCATGCCATAGTTACATTAATACCACTAAGCTCGAACGATCCTGTTCCTATAAGCTCTTTCTTTTCAACTGGATTAGCTGACCATTCTGTAGGGTTAACATCATAAGTGTTAACGTCAGCAAAAATACCTAATGCAACTTCAGATCTAGGTATTCCTAGAAGCGACAGCGCTACTTCAGATTGTATTTTATTTTGCTCTTCTACCGGTACTGGTGGCTGGTCTGAAGCTAAGACAACAGGAAGTGATCCTGCTGCTAACTGCTGGCCTGGAATAACTGGAGCAGTTCTTCCTACTACTACCACTGATGTGTCGTTATTAATTCTTCTATAGTTGCTCATGATTTATTGATTCTACCTTTTGAAACGACAAAGTTATTTTTAACACCAATATAGCCTGTCGTCACTATACTGGTATTTGGTGGGTCTGTAACGGAACCCGTGAATTGACACTTTACAACTGGTGAGAGAGTTCCTGTTATCTCTTTGACTCTAAGCTCTGTTTTATTAAACAATGTACTTCCAGTTGCTACGTTAATAGGATATAAAATATCATTTACGGATAGCGCAGATACTAATGGAGCCGAAGCATCATCTACTGTAAATTCTAGAGTTGTACTATCGGTAAATCTGTAACTATCTAGATATATTTTATCGTCACCCTCTACAAACAAGTACTCATTAGCAATTATCTTATATACTAAGCCTATTAATTGCTCGCCTGTAGGTCTAGCTAAGTATTGATAAATATCTAATAGTTCACCGTAGTTAGGTAAAGAATTAACCGCAGCTGATGTAAGTTTAAATTGAACTAGCCCATCCTTGAGATCTTCATTAGAAGATACAATCGAAATAGTAGGGGTAGAGCCATTATAGGTACTAAAATCTAACACGCTAGATGGAAGTAGGTATTCTTGATTGTTAAGCTTAACAAGAACCTTAATTTGTGTTTTTAGAGAAACTCCTGTACCTGGTACAGGTATTAAATTTTGTATCTTATCTGTTGAGCTCAACCATGCTGGCAGCCCGTCTCTCAGATAAGAAATAATATCCGAAGTATATATATCACTTTCTTCTAGTGTAACATTGATGGAATCAAAATTATCATCATGTACATCTACGATAGGAAGCTGTTCATTATCTTGACCGACTATGATGTTTGGAGATACTGTCAAACTAGTTGAACCATAAACTAGTAACCCAGAACCGCAATTCTTAATAATATTGTTAGAAGCAGAACCTATTCTCGAAACTGATATATCTACTGGTCCTACCCAGCCTTCAATATTATTAGAGTTAAAAATAAATTCTTGAGACTCAGGTGCGTATACTCCTGTATAGCTCTCTTCCCTCTTAAGCTCTATTGAACCGCTATTTATATCGTTACCGATCAATCTTAAGTTTGTTGATTTTGGTGCATATACACCGCCACCAACACTATTCTGAACATTTAAATTCTCTAAGGTTAAATACTTAGTGTTCTCGCCGTTTATTAGGAAGTTATTTTTAAACAACGCGTTACCGGTATTGTTATTGTAGTTTCCATCTACGGTTAAATTTTTGATAGTTACTTTATTAGCGTCTGTGCAGTAAAAAATGCAATTACCTTTAGTGTCGCTAAAGTTCCAAGGAATAGATTTAATAATACTTGACCCTTTAGAGTCACCTTCAATATTGAAATTTGACGGTATTGTTATTGAAGATGTATAATATGTTCCGGGTGGTAGACCTATCTTACTAATTACACCATTTTCAAAATCTTCTGCTACTTTATTAAATCCCCCTACGATATTATCTTGATTATCGCTAAAGGTAGCGCTATCTATAAAGATATCTAATATATTAGAGGTATTACTATAGATGTTTGCATCTAAGTTAACTGTGTTCCTTCCTGATATAGAAGCAATTCTACCTGCTGTAAAACCACCTAACTCTTTGTAGTTGGAATTACCGCTTATCTGACTCGCTGATATAGGGAAATAGTATATAGAATTAATATTTCCATTAACTTCACTTTTAAATTCTTCTGCCCACGGTGATGTTGAAAATCCACCTAAATCATCGTATGTTAGACCTGTAGTAGATGAACCCAACTCTCTCTGACCTAAAACCGATATGAGCTTCATAGGCTCAGTGCCTAACTGTCTGTAAACTAAAACACCGTATTGTGTTGATGTTCGTCTAAAAGTTAATCTATTATAGTTACCGTCATCTAACAACTCTGGATATATATTATTACATGTAACCGGCTGCGAGGTAGTATTACTAATTTTTCCGTTATCGTATCTAAACTGAGCTATATCATATGTATACTTTAACTTTGGAGAGTATAAATTACTAGAATTAACAACCGGAAATACTGTAGGTGGAAAATCTACATTAGCTGCTACGGTATTACTTCCATTGTTACCTGTAGCATAAAATATTTTAAGAGTTTGATTAGCTAGTAAGGTCTTCTTAAAATCCTCTACTCTGGTTATTTTAGTACTACCAAAAAATTCTCCTACTTGAAAGTCAACATTTACTGTACCGCTATCTTCTTTTATATAGAGAATTTTATTTAAACTATCTATACTCTTAATAGTCCCTGTTTTATTAGATATATTACCTATTACGGTCTGACCTACCAGTCTCCCTGCTACACTGTTAACATAAACAGCAGTATAAATAGCGATTCCCTTACCAGGAGAGGTAACTAAATTACCTTTTATTTGTATGTCGTTACTACGAACACCATAGTCAGCTAATGTTATAGAACTACCTTTAAATTCCTTAGCAACATCTGAACTAAAAAGTGCATCAAAGGTTGCGCGTTTTGTTGTACTGGTATTATCAACAACTAAATAGTCTGTACCTCGAATTTGTGCAGCTGTATCTAGTTGCGAGATTCTAATATTAGGCATACTATTATTTATGCAAGAAAGCAAAAAAAAACTATTAAAATAACGCTCCTTTTTGTATAAGTAATTATATGGTAACTTTTAAAAAGTATCTGATTGAGTATGCTACTAAGCAGAACAGTCGGTTTTTTGGTATATCAAAACTTAGAGCTGGTAACAATGGCAAACTACTAGGAAATCCCCTAGGTAGAGAAAAAGATAACTCTTTTAAGCAAGAATATCAACATAAACACCCTATTATAGATAATATTTGTCGAGGAAAGACTAATAATGTACAAATGATGGGACAGCCTCTACTATCCGTCTTAGCTCTTTACGGTGTTAATTTTGAACCTGGTATTAAAACACTAGGAAATTCTGATGTAGAAGTAGAAATGTACGAAGATGGAGAAGGTTTACAGAGAGGAATTTTAAGAAATAGAAAGAAAAATAATGTCCTGCAATAATAACAGATCGCAGTGCGCTCCTGAAGGTGTATTTGCTGCAGTTGCTAGTCCTGGTTGCAGTCAGTTCTTTAATCCTGGCAATTTTCAAGCAGAGCAGCTTATTTATGAATCTTCTTTTGGTGATTTAATTAATAGTTACGGTATACCAGTTAACTATTATGTTAACACATTTAATCTTTCAACAGCTGATTTACTATATGGTGAGGATCCAACAAGAAGATTCTTAGGACCGTATGAGCTACAAATGTATATAGAACTATCTGAAAATGCTATAAATTTATCTAAATTTGGATTTGCCTCTGATGATGAGTTAACCGGCTATCTACACATACAAACATTTACTGATACTATGAGTAGTCTTGTAAACTACGCTCAGTTTAATCAAGTAATAGAGCCTAAATCAGGCGATATAATAGAACTAACAGCTCTAGGCTGCGATAGACCTAACGGTAGAGGTTCTAAATGGTTTGAAATAACTGAACGGGTTGATCAAGACGTAGCGCAACTCAACCCGCTCCTAGGACATTATGTTTATAGAGTAAGAGCTAAGAGATATGAGCATTCATTCGAACCTGGATTATCTGGTGAGAAACAAAATCAGCAAATATACGAAAATTCTTTCTCAGGTGTTATATCAGCAAATATACCCGGTGTTAGTGCATCAGAGGGTAAATCATATCTATTTGATGTTGATAATTTATCTAAAACGCAGGTTTTGGATATGTCTGTTAACGATACAGATATATACGGTAGCTACTATTAATAAAAAAAAGCGCCTAGGGGGCGCTTTTTAATGTTTTAATAAAAAAAATATTAGTTAATTCCGTAATATGCTTTAACAGCAGAAACTACATCTTCGTTAGTCCACTCATTAGGAGTATCGTAATTGTCTCCGGAGAGTTGCTCTAATTCTATTCTTTCACCTTTAACAAAAACAAAGACCTTCTTCTCATTTGGTAAATCCACAATACGATCTATTGTTATCTCTGATATAGTCTCTTCTATAAGAGGTTGCTTGACAATAGTGATTGGGTTATTCAAAGTAATTTTTAAGCTCATACTATTATTTATGTTAGTAGTTAAAAATATCGCGATACCATTTAAAATTATTATCTAACCAACTACATACATCCTTACCTAATATTTCTTCAGGTTTGTTATCTGTTAATAGCAACTTTGATTTTATTTTATGATCACCGAATATACCATATACGGAGTCATCTTCCTGTGTAAGTTGGTCTATATATTCAAAGTTATGAAACTCATAGTAAGGTATTTCAAAATAATTATATACTGTTTTGAGTGTCTTCTCTGGCGACTTGCATAGATCTTCATACCTTACAAACATTATGTTTTTGTTAAGTCCTTGTCTAAAGATCTCTCCTAGCCGCTCTATTGCTAATCCTAGTGGTTGAGTTGCGAGATAGTGATCTACTCTCTTAGGTGTTGTGGTGTTTCTTAGCTCTCCGTGATTAACTATACCAGAATCAGTCTCAGGAGCAGATCTAAACTTTTTTTCCATAGAAGCCACTATTTGTTTAATATCTCTCACCATGCAAATTATTTTTGGAGGCTCTTTAAGAGTAAACTGTAGTAGATCATAATGTATACCCCAACCACGCGATTTTTCTAATACTACAGGTCTATCTGTTACTGCATCGTAAAAGCCATGAAGACCCTTATTACAGAAGTTCTGAAATCCTTGTTTCATTAGATCATTATCCTGCGCCTTGAAGGTAGGATCATTAGTATAATTAGCTCGTGCACCGTAAATTAATTCAAGAGTACCTGAGGTTGGTGTACAATAAAAATCTGGATTTTGAGCGAAGATATTTTGTATTAATGTTGATCCAGATCTAGGTAGAGATGAGTTGAATAATAGTTTTTTCATAGAGTTTCTAAAATAGCATCAATATTAAATATCTGATCTGGATCTATATAAGGACACTCGTAGATAGCTCCTGTGAAGTTATAATCGTGTAGGTATGAATCCGCTGTACCTCTAGGGAACGATTCATTAGGAGTAATGTTCTTATGTATATTATAACCAAAGATCTCTGGCTGTGTAGCAACCCAAACAACAGTAGAAGGTAAGTTTAAAGCGGCGGCTGCATGCTGTAGAGAAGAGTCTATTAAAAGTCTTGCTTCTGAGAATTCTAAAAGCCCAAATAATACTTTCTTTTGAAGAATTTGATCTATTCTAATGCAATTTTGTAGCTGTGGATGGAAATCATAACACACATATACGACTTGATACTTTTCATTTAATTTATCTACTAGAGTTTGAGCTACATTAGGGTGTATATCTCTCATCCACGAATAGGGCGTCTCTTGATGCTCCTTACCTGGACCTCCAAATGGCTGAAATAACAATACTGGCTTACCGGAAGTATTATTAATCAGTTTAGAAGCTATTTCTCTTTCTCTAAAATTCAACACTAGTCTAGGCTTTTCGTCCCTATATTCAATACCTACCATTTTACACCACGTATCTATGAGATGACTCTTTTTAGTAACGTGAGAAGTAGTCTTATATGGCTCATTAGCGTAAATTTCAACATCTTTATCTAAAATAAAGTCCCGATAAAAATACGGTACGTTTCCCAATTTATAGACTCGTTCGACAAAAGGATTGTTGAGAAAGACCTCAGGCCACGCACATACAACTACAATATCTCTATCAGGGTTATGTTTTTTATAACACTCAACGACAGCTGTAGCTGCTATATGCTTACCTATACCGCCTTCAATATGAAAAACTGCTGATTTAGTCACTACTATAATTTAGTAGACTATTTGCAATTTTCAAGGTTATGGTACTATGTATAGTATATTATTAGTAGTGCATCTCCATACAGATCCTGTTCCTAATCCAGCAGAGGTAATAGGTACATTAGTAAGTACTATACATGGTGTATACGCTGTATTAGCTGATAGAGCTATTATACTTGCTCCTGCTATAATAGAAGCGCATGTTGCTGTAGAGCGTATATTATTACAAGCACCTCCAAGTATACTGGAATTATTACCACTAGCTACGTTGTTAAGACCTCCAGCTATAGTAGAGTAGCAACCACTAGCTGTATTACTAGCACCACCACCTACAGTAGAATAAATACCACTCGAGGTATTACAAATACCTCCCAATACACTTGAAAACTGAGAAGTAGCTCTACTACTATATCCGCCTACTACAGTTGAAAAAGAACTGCTCGTTACATTTTTATACCCTCCACCTACAAAAGAGCGACACCCACTAGCTACATTTAAATCACCTCCACCTACAAAAGAGAGGCACCCACTAGCTACATTTAAATCACCTCCACCTACAAAAGAGAAGCACCCACTTGCTGTATTTGATTTGCCTCCACCTACAAAAGAGAGGCACCCACTAGCTCTACTACTAAACCCACCAACTACAGTAGAATAATTACCACTAGCGGTATTGAGCCTACCTCCTGCTACACTAGACCAACTACCGCTTGCTATATTACAACAACCACCAGCTACGGTAGAATAAATACCACTAGCGGTATTACAACAACCACCAGCTACGGTAGAATAGTCATTATACGCAATATTACTACGACCTCCAGCTATAGTAGTAAATCCATAACAACCAGGATCACCTTGCGCACCAGCCCTATTGCAAAAACCACCACCTATAGTATTTCCTCCGTTAAGGCAGTTGCCGTAATATCCTGAATAAGTACTATATGTGTTGTTATCATAACCACCAGCTATAGTAGAGTAAATACCGCAAGCAATATTAAACGCGCCGCCCCCTATACTAGAATAATCACAACTAGTTGTATTACAACAACCACCAGCTACGGTAGAATACTGAGTACTAGCTATATTACAACAACCACCAGCTACGGTAGAATAGTCACCACAGACGGTATTTTTTAACCCACCTGCTACACTAGACCAACTACCACAAGCTGTATTACATTGTCCGCCAGCTACACTAGAATAATCACAACTAGTTGTATTACAATAACCACCAGCTATATTAGAGGTATATCCACTAGCATTATTAACCCAACCACCAGCTATATTAGAAGCTGAGCCGCTAGTTGTATTACTAAAGCCGCCAGCTACATTAGAATAATCTCTACAAGCAATATTACGGCTACCGCCTGCTACACTAGAATAATCACCGCAAGCTTTGTTGATAAAACCTCCAGCTATATTAGAAGCCGAGCCACTAGCTGTATTACTGTGACCGCCTGCTACAGTAGAACAATTACCGCAAGCTGCGTTGATAAAACCTCCAGCTATATTAGAACAATTACCGCTTGCTATATTACTGCGACCGCCAGCTACATTAGAATAAGTACCACTAGCTATATTATATGTCCCGCCAGCTACATTAGAAAAATAACCACTAGCTGTATTATTTCTACCACCAGCTACTACAGTATAATTACCGCTAGCTGCATTACCTTCGCCTAAAGCCACTGAAGCTCTACCGGAGGCGACTGATGAAAGACCAGTAGCAAATGAACCTATTTCACTAGCTCTACTACTAAACCCACCAACTACAGTAGAATAATTACCACTAGCTGTATTACAACGACCACCTGCTACATTAGTATAGCTACCGCTAGCTGTGTTACAATTACCGCTAGCTATAGTAGAATAAGCACCGCTAGCTGTGTTACAACTACCACCAGCTACATTAGAAACACTACCGCTAGCTATATTATATGTCCCGCCAGCTACATTAGAAACACTACCGCTAGCTATATTATATGTCCCGCCAGCTACATTAGAAAAATAACCACTAGCTGTATTATTTCTACCACCACCTATAGTAGAATAACCGCCACTAGCTGTATTATTACACCCACCACCTATATTAGAATAAGTACCACTAGCTGTATTGCAATAACCACCAGCTACAGTGCTAGAGTAGTTACTAGCTGTATTATTATCACCACCTCCTACAACAGAATAATTACCGCTAGCTGTATTGCGATATCCCCCCGATGCTGTAGTATAATTACCACTAGCTGTATTACAACGACCACCAGCTACAACAGAACTACCACCACTAGCTCTACTGCTAAAGCCACCAGCTACAGTAGAATAATTACCGCTAGCTAGATTACCTTCACCTAAAGCAACGCTAGATCTGCCTGAAGCAACTGATGATATACCGATAACGAAGGAACCAGTACCGCTAGCTGTATTACCATATCCACCTAATGCAGTAGAACGAGCACCACTAGCCGTATTACAAATACCACCACCTACTGTAGAATGATCACTACTAGCAGTACTGCTAAAGCCACCTGCTACAGTAGAGTAACTTCCGCTAGCTCTACTGCTAAAACCGCCTGCTATAGTAGAATAAGCACCGCTAGCTGTATTACAACAACCACCGCCTATAGTAGAACGCCAACCGCTAGTTGTATTACAATAACCACCACCTACTGTAGAATAATAACCACTAGCTGTATTACAACGACCACCAGCTATAATAGAATAACTACCACTAGCTGTATTATTTATGCCACCACCAACAGTAGCTCCGCAATATCCACTAGCTGTATTACCAATACCACCAGCTACTGTAGCTCCGCGATAACCACTAGCCGTATTGTTACAAGCACCTCCACCAATAAAGGAATATATGCCACTAGCTCTACTGCTAAAACCGCCAGCTACAGTAGAGTAACTTCCGCTAGCTGCATTACCTTCGCCTAAAGCCACTGAAGCTCTACCGG